TCTTTTTGTCGAGAGTTTCTAACAATCAAAGGTCTATTATCTAAGTAGACTATTTCACCTGACCCTTTATTTATCTCAGAATCAGATAACCCTGAAACAAAGTTAGTTTCTAAATTTATTAATTTGTTACCAGTTGGGTTTGTTGTAATGCCTGAAAAATTAGAAAATATTGAACCAGAAAATGTAGATGTAGCACCTTTTATATCATTGGCATTAGTATCAGATTCAAATTCATACGATCTTCCAGATGTAGATATACCAGTATAATCTGTTTGATCATAAGTTGTTCTATTAAAATTAAGAGACCTATCTTTAAAATATTTTAAAACTTTAGTCTCAATATCATATGAAGCAACAAAACCAGTAGCAACTTTTCCAGTATTAGGAGATATTGTTAAAACTTGTTTTATTTCTTCACCAACTTGTGGAGTTCCAGTTACACTGCTAAATTTAACTGCTTGAAGTGAAGAATAAGTGTTATCAGTATAAGTTACAGATGTTCCAACCTTAGTTGGATTTTTTACAATACCAACCTGTGCAAATTTAGTATCAATTGGAAAATCTTTAGTAGAATCGTCAAATCTAGCATAAACAATTACTCTATCAGTTCCTAATTCAGTATAAACATCTGTGCCATGACCCAAACCTGGTGGTAAGATAGGAATTAATTTTGCTCTTCCAGTTGCACTTACATTGCTATTTAAAGTTCCTAAATCAACTAAAGCATAACTATAACCTTTTCCACCAGCACTAACAATGACATCTGTTATAGCACCATTCACAACATCTACTCTTGCTTTTGCACCAGTTCCATCTCCTATGATATCAACTTCTTGACTTAATCCATTTGCATATCCACTACCAGCACTTTCAATATAAACATGTTTTATTTGATTTAGATTTACAGAAGAATCACCATTTTCACGAACTGCTCTTATTTGTGAATCAGTGCTTGAAGACCAATTATTTGGAACTGTTATGAATTCAGTAGAATCAAATTTAATAATATCGCTAGGAGAGACTGTAAACAAATATTTCCAAATAAATCCATCTCCACTATTACCTGCTTTAGATGGTTCTAAGTCTGTAAATGTGGGTTCATCTTGAGACACATTTCCAAGCGGGTTAGTTCCTGTTGAACCATTATCAATACAAATGTAAACTTTGAAGTCGGAATTAAGAACGTAGTAGTTTGCATCATATAATCTATTTGCAGCGGTTAATGGACTTGGATTTGAGGCACTATAGTCATCTCTATAAATTTCATATCTATTTCCAGATACCCAATCAACTCTTCTTATTATCCTTCTTATATTTGCTGATGATACTTTTTTACCAAACATCATGGTATCACCAGTATGAGATCTATATGAAAAACTATCTGTTGGTGGTGGTGTGATTGAATTCCAATTTGAAGATCTACCGTAACCCACTAAAGTTCCTGATCCTGCTGGATTTGATAATCCTGCAAAAACATAGTATGAATTATTCGTATTTTCTACTGATTCTACAAAATTATTTGCGTTCAGAATTCTAAATTGGTCAGTAACAATTGCCGACATCTTAAAATTATACTTTTCTTTTTATTTATAGTGGTTATTTAATCAAAGTCCAAATACTCTTATTGCACCAGTAGATCTTAGACCTCTTAAAGATGCTGCAGTATAATTTTTCCTTTGAATTGTTGGGAAGGTATTCAAACCTGAGTTAACTGTCAATCCAGTTACTCCAATCGAAATTGGACTAGTAGAACGAGTAGCATTGTATATTCTACCCCAACTTAATCGACCTAATGATTTAGATGTTCCAATACCAGTTGGATAATGGAAACCAGTTTCTGCAATACTTACATTTGAACCATTCTGAACATTACAAGTAATTACACCGTCTTCTCCATTGGTTGAAATAGCATGAACCTTATAAACATTATCAAGGAATGTGGTTCCAACACCAACTATAGATGAATTATGAGTGTCAACAGAAACAACACCACTTCCAACTGTAGTATCCTTAATTAATAATGGATAACCAACCAATAAACTACTTGCAGTTTTTGTTGCTCTAAAGAAGAACTTAAGTGCGGTTTGTCCACTATTGGTTGTCGAACTAATCCCAGTTATAATTCCAGTAAAACCTTCAACATCATCAATAGATGTAATTTTTTCAGTTTGGAATGTAGGTAATTCTATAATGACATTTGGTGGGTTGGTGAATGTATAACCTAAACCTGGATTTACTATTGTAGCAGCAGATATTGCACCATTTGTTATTGTTACAGTAGCGGTAGCAGTAGTTCCGACTCCAACAACTTTTTCAACACCTACTGGGGATGAAATACCAATATCAATTGATCCAGAATACCCTGAACCACCACTTGTTATATCAATTGATGAAATAGTTCCAGCAGCGGATACAATAGCAGTCGCTGCAGCACCTACTCCGATACTTCCAGATGAAATTAATGCATCTACTTCATTGATGGTAACACCATACTTATCAGATGCTGGCATGTAAAGTCCATCTTTACCACCCATTTCATAGAAGAATACTTCAGCATTATCAACAAAAATACCTCCTGTTCCAGTAGCACCTGATGTTTCAGTTAAATTTCCAATAATTTTTGCGGTTGGGTATATTTGAGGTTCAATGGATGCTCTTGATTTATCAATAACTTCTCCATTTACAATTAAATCAACTTTTTGTTTAGTCCATCTAATTGGTTTTTCATTATTTTCATCAACTCCAAGACCTGAATAGATATTTGTTTCAACTAAATTAGAACCTAAAATTTCTTTAACTACTCTTTCACTCTCCTGTGCAGTTGTTAAACCAACAGGACTTCTCATGACTTTAATTTCATCACCTCTTTTGACTGACTCTGCAATATCAACAATATCTACATCAACTCCATCTTGTCCTTTATAGAAGAAAATATCAACATTATCATGATCATTTGCTCCAGGTGATGATTCTCCTGTCGGTGCTTCTGTAAATGTGAATGTAGTTCCTCCTTGGAACTGATATGATTCACCAGGTTTTTGTAATACTCCATTTACAAATATGAGTAATACTGCATCTAAATCAATAAGTTGTGATTGTGAATTTGTTTTGTCTTTTTCAAAACTCAATAATTGTCCATTGAAGAATAATGGGAATTTGGTTCTTGAACCATTTTGCAAATTCCTAATATCATCTATGTAATCTAACTCACCAAATTGCCATGAAGAAAATTGATCATTGAATATTCTTAAAACTTCTAATTCAAACTCATTAATTGGTGAAGTTAAATGTGCTGCAGTAACTAATCCAACTGGTTTGAATTTATCACCTATTTTAAATGAATGTCCAGGTCTTGATATTTTAAAATTTGATATCTCGAAAGTTGTTGAACCAATACCAACTGTAGTTCTTGATGCACCAACTTCAACATCAATTAGTAAATTAGAACCAGTATCAGTTGTAGGTCCAACTCCTAGTCTTGATACACCAACAACTGGTAAATTACTGTATGATGGTTCTGGTATTATTATTTCTGGATTTACATAGCTAGTTCCTGCAGAAACAATGTTAAATGCAAGTGTTCCACCTACACCCACAGTTGCAGTAACAACTGCTCCACTACCAGCACCTCCACCAACACCTACCTGAAGTGTGATAGTATCATCAGTTTTTGCAATAATTGCAGTTTGAATACCAGCAATAGGATCTGAGTTAGGGAAACTTGTTTTAGATACTGCTCTTGGATATGGATGATTTGAGAAGAAATTATCCTTTGAACATTTAAATACTAGTCCACCAGTATCAATTCCAACAGTATCACTTGTTGTAAGACCATGATTTGGAATTGTTAATAATAAAGTTCCTGTATGTGATGTGTAAGTTGCATTTGTAGCAGTAAATGCATTTGCTCCTGTAGCAGCAAAATTACCCTTACGAATTGAATTTATACCAGCACTTATAAATCTATGAACATATGCTTGGTCTGTTACACCAATTGAAACTGAACCACCACGATATCCCGAACCAAAAGTGAGATCTCCGAAAAATTCATAAGCTTCTCCACCACCAACATAAGTATGAGCTATTGTGCTTGGTCCTGCTTGAACTTCAAATGTTCTATCAGATACAATACCAACTACAAATAAACCTCTTTCATGGTCTTGGAATATGGTTGTCGTAACACCACTATAACCAACGCAACTAAACTCTAGATTTTTTAATTTAACAGTATTAGGTCTTTCTAATGCAAAACCATGAACTTTGTTTGTTGTGACTGTAATAATACCTGATGTATTATCATATGTTGCAGTTTGTATTCCAATATTAAAACCTGAAGAGGTTCCTATACCAACAATACTTGTAATACCACCAGCAGCATTTTTGAATGGTTTGACCTTTGCACCTTGTAAAGGAGCATATCCAAGACCTGCAGTAGATCCTAATGAGATGATTATACCACCTCTAGGAACTTGATTTTGATTTATATCAGATTCTGATACGATGAAATTACCATTTGCAGAGGTAATACCTGTAAATTCAACAGTTGATATACCTGCAGTTGTATCACTAATAAATTCATAATTATTTCCAGTGTTATTACTTGTTAAAGGAGTTTGGAATACACCATTAATGAATAAAACACCATTACCAACTCCAATACCAGATGATGTGTTTGCACCACCGACAGTCAAAGTATATGTTTTACCAATACCTGTAAAATTATCTGATATATCATCAAATAACATATTAGTAGTATAGTTACTTCTTAAGAAAGTTCTACCACTAAAATCTGCTTTTACAAATGGTAAATTTGTATCATCTTTTCTCGATCTTGTATTTCCTTTTGGTGGGTCTGTAAAGAATACTTTACTATCAACAATATTGAATGATCCTCTGTGAACCCTTACACTCGCTCCAGAAGATATACCAGCTGCTGGTATACCTAATTGACCTCTTGTGACTTTTACAGATGGCAGAGTCGCAATACCTAATGATACATCAGTTGCATCATTAATAGTTCCAGTAGGGGTGCTTGAAAAACCAACTTCTGTAACTGACATGAACTCATCACCAATCTTTAATAAATCTGAAGTTGTTATTGAAGATATTCCACTTAGAATGAGTTGTGTTACTCCTACACCAATAGTAGGTTGATGTGTGAATCCATCAAAGACTCCAAAGGTATGAGTTATAGATGTAAAAGTGATTGGTTGTTGAACAACACCATCTAGACCAATAATTGTTTTTGACAATTGTTTAGTCATTGACAATTTATGTAAATTACCAGAACCAGTTCCAGTAAATGTTACAGCAGATCCAGATGAAACATATTCTGGTCTTGTAAATAATTGGAAGGTATTTTCATCTGTTACCTTTGCAAAAACAGTGCTTGGTAATATTGTAGTGACGACTCCTGCAACATTTGCTGTTGCACCAATTGATACAGCAGTAGCTGATACTCCCACAAAGGATGATGCTGGTGCGTAAGTTAATTGCTCATTTGTATTAAAGAAATGATTTGGTATTGTAAATATACCTGTGGTTGTGCTTAATATCCCTGAATTTGTTGGATCAAAAGTTTTGGAATATATTGGAGTTCCTTCATATTTCAAATCAAATTCTACTTTGTTTGCTCTTAATCCACTTAAACCATCATATGTTGATAAGAATAAATTTTGAGTAACAGTTCCATAGTTTAAATCAGGTGGAACATTTGAGAAATCATTTTCTGTATAAAATATTTGATTAAATGCTTGAACTTCAATTAATGATGTAAATTCAGAATCTGGATAAAATCTTAAATTTATGTTAGATCCGTCTATTTCTCCACCAAAAGTTCCAATACCAGTTGTAGAACCAGCAGATACGAAAGGATATTGAACAGTTAAAATATCGTCAGCGTCTCTTACTGATACTATTTGATGTATTGCTGAAGTTTCACCACATGATACTCTTACAAGTGATTTTGCAGAACTATCAAGAGTTTTACTAATTGTTCCATATGTAATCGTGCTTGCTGTTCCAGTTACATAATTAGACTCCAATCTAGCACTTCTTTCCGATCCTGTTGGTTGACCACTAACTGAGAATCTATAAGTTCCAATTCCAGATGTTGTTGTTCCTAATCCAACTATGTTTGTTCTTACATTAAGTGAATTTATTCTATCATTTTCACATTGTAATTTGATAAAGTCATTTTCATATCTTGCTGTGATGACTCCAACAGAAGAATTACTGAATCCACCTAAAGTATCAAAATATGTTTGAGATATTGTAGTGTCAGTTCCATCAAA